ATCATCTGGATTTCCTTGACCCAGCAGCGCCCGTTCTCAATCTCCCAGTCTTTAAGAATCTTCGACGCCGACTTTTTCATGGTTGTGACCTGAATCATTAGTTGTATTTTGCACCGAATCCGAATGGAGTGCCTTGAACCCTGCCCATGCTGTCTGGGTGGACTGATCCAGGTAGAACCCCGGGTGGTCTGGGTCACGACGCAGATCAGCGTTCGGCAGGTATTGTTTCACCATAGTTTCAAAGTGTTGTTGTACGTCCATAGGTTCCTTTGTCTCGCTTCAGTTGTTGGAAAATTGGGCACGAAGTGTGCCCTTGATTATGATGTCGTTACTTAACGAAACCGTACCAGGAATACAGTTCCAACGTGCCCTTGTCGGTGTAGACACGAATCTTTGCCCACTCCTGCGGGTTCTCAGGGTGGTTCACGTCGATCACGCTGTACTCGGTGCCGGCTTCAGCGTAGAAGCAGTGACCTTGTTCGATCAGATAACCCATGCCCCGGGCATCGTTGCGCTTCTTCGCCTCGTTCGCCTGTTCCAGGTAAGTCAGCTTGGTGCATACCGGTGTGTCGTCCACCATAACGCCTGCATTGGCAACGGTAGACAGGGAAAGCAGAGCGGCTGTCAAAAACTTCTTCACGATAAACCTCCATCCTTGTTCCTTGTCATACTGTATATAAATACAGACTGGAATTAGTGTCAACCATCGGTACACAACCTATTGTAAAGAACGGTTAAACGCCTGGTCCGTCCTCCACTGGCTTGTCATCCCGGAACCGCACGAACCGTGGGTGTCGCAGGGAGCCATCGGGTGTTTTTTCGTGGTACTCGATTTCGATGAGACCGCCAACCGGTGAATCAACTTCGAGCACATGGTCTTCCCACAACACTTGTCGTTGTTCATCGGTGAACCCGGAGCCAACCCGAACTTCGACACCATCGAGGTCAACGATAACCGCGCCCAACATACCCTGGTACTTCCCGGTGCCTTCTTCCAGGCCGATGATCGGGGCATCCACCGTCTGCTGATCTTTGATCTTCAGCCAGGCCCGGGACCGCTTGCAGTGGTATTCACCGCTGGTGGGTTTCACTATGACCCCTTCGCCGCCCTCGGCCCGGACACCGTTGTAATACTCCATCACCTCCTGATGGTTGCCGGCGTACCAGACGGGTGTGCGACGGACGTGGTTGTGGTTGATGTCCACGATCCAGATGGCCAGGCATTGCTGACGCTCATGGTATGGGGCGGGGTCGTGGCCTCGTTTGAAGTGGTCGGAGCGAAGCATGTCGAACGCCATGAAATGAGCATTGCGGTACTCGGATTTACCTCTGGCCGCGCCAATGCGGTAGAAGCTGCCTTCCGGGTCCACCAGTTCCCCGTCAATGATCATGCCGGACATCGGAGTGACCAGGGCATTACGCTCAACGAAAATCCACTGATGAATCTCATCGGCCAGCCATTGCACGGCGTCGTAGGGTTTCCCGGTGCGAGAGACGAACTGGCCACCTTCGGGTTCCAGGATGAGCAATGCCCGCATGCCGTCATACTTGGGCTCCACGGCTACCGGCCACACGTCTATATGACGCTCATCATATTTGTGGGCAAGCATGCAGTCGAAAGTAGGAATGGTGCCCGGGGCCACGGTGTTGACGGTCTTCGCGGTCACACCACACCGGAGGTCTTTGGTGAGAATGCGCTTCAGGAGCTCCCGGGATTCATTGCTCAACGTCAGCATTTCATCGGTGATCCAGTTGGTTGCCGTGTTACCGGTTATGGCACGGGAGGCAAGCTGTTCCAATAGAACCCATGTGTTCTCATTGAAAACCCAGGCAAGGTTCGCCGGTTCATCTGGCATCGGCACCTTGTTCACGCCGAACGTAATGAACGGGTCCAATGCTAACTTGATTGATCTACTGAAGGTTGTATCTGTGAGCAAGTCCCGGAGTGCCGACTTCTTCTGAGTCGGTGTCATGTCCGCTAACTTGTCCAGGTTTTGAAGTACCTCGGTGCTGTTCATTGCAGTCTCCTTATCAACTGAAAATGAATTTGATCAGGTAAAAGAAAGCCGGGAAGGCGGCACCCATGATCGCCCCGATAAACGGGAACATGAGGTAGTCGAGGCCCGAATAGACGTTTTCCGTCACCTTCTGATAAACGAGATTGACCACGGCCCCGAGCAACATCCAGCATAGAAATACTTTGATCACGAAGACCTCGCCGGCTGTCATTGGGTCAGGGTGGAGAAGGTCAACACAGTCGGCGTACTGACGCGATTCCTCGATACTAGCCGTACCATGCTGGTAGCCTTCCATCTGACGACCACATTGTTCTTTCCTCTGGGATTCCTCGACTGAAGCCATGATCGCGACGTTGGCTGCGAGGATTGCTGAATTACTCATGTCACCTTTCCCGTTCTGTGAATTTCTGTGAACTTTATGCACTGAAACTTTTATTGTCAACTAAAGGTTGTAAATAAATTGTGTTTCGTCTACATTGAGAATCATCGAAGAACATTCACAGCAACGGAGAACCATTGTGACTGCAATACAACCAAAAGGAGAGGTGACAACCAATGGTGACGCAGAAACGCCTTGAACGACGGTTGCAGTTGAACAAGCGGCGGCAGGTGGACGGCCTTCTCTATCGAGGCTTCACCGTCGTCACCCGGGACCCACTGGTGCTCCGGAAAGGCCGGCAACTGGCCACCCTGGACGGAGAGCAAATCAACTATGAGAACACGGAGATCAGACGTGACTGAATTCTGGGAACAATTTAACCAAATCCAAAGGTACGCCTTCTTTCAAGGTGGTGATTGTGTAAACAAGGTACCGATCAGTACGGGTCAACACATTGAATTTGATGCCGCTGAAGAACTTGTTGGTGACATGGATCGGGAGATTTCCACCCTTCGACAGCAGCTTGTCGGGAATGGTCAGAATACACCGGTGGGGGCTGCTGAAGCCTGCCCTATTAACAAGGCGGCCACTGTGAGTCGATTTCCCATCAACAGAGTTCCGGTCGGAACGAAGCTCTACACCACGCCCCAGGTGGACGGAAGCGAATCAGTGGCTATGAGCCGTGGTATCGCAATCGCACTGGCTCACATCAACCCGGCGTCCACGGAGTACAACGACATTGTTAACGCTCAGGGTGACTACGAAACCTTGCTGAAACATGTCGAGGATTATGACCGGGAACACTTGTTGCGGGCTGCGTTCGCACACCTTGAGGAAGATGAAGCGAAACGGCTTTTGGATATTTATCGACCATCGTCACTGGTGGATGAGGATTTCAATGATGACTGAGAAAAAACTGGAAGACCGTATCCGGGCCTGCCGGGAAATCGACGCCGAGGTGACCATGAAGAACATGGCCGACTTCTTTGGTGCCATGGCAACGCCGGTTGATTTCACTATCGAGCGTGAGTCAAACACGGTGTCAGCGGAGAGCCTGCTGGACCAGATCGAGGATGCTCATCGGCAAATCAGTGAGGCCCGCATCAAAGAAATCCGTGAGGTCCTGAAAGTGTTGAGCCCTGGTGTCGAGCAGGATGTGTTGGACCGGATAACCGACCGCAGTTTGATCCTGGTGCCGGCTCACATGATCGAGTCAGACCTGGTGGGTGGGTTGCCGAGTTACATCGCGGTTCATCGGATGCTGCCCGAGGACCAGGTGGTGTTGATCTTCGACGCCGATAACAACTTGTTGGCTAGTGCCTACGTGAAGCATTGAGGTGGTGTGATGAATCAAGTGCAGCCGGATTCCGTGCTCAGGAAATGCCAAGTACCAAACGGTGCAACTCATATCCTGATCGACCACAACCAGGTTTTCTTCTTCCTGAAAGCAAAGGGTGAATGGCCAATTCGCTATTACGCCGGTGCTGGCAGATGGAACCTGTACCCGACCAGACAGCTTGCAGAGCGAGATTTAATGTCACCCCGGTGTTTGGCCTTGCCGCCACCGATTGAAGGGTTAGAGAGAGCGCAAGCGAAATTCAACGAGCATGATTTGAGACAGATAAGTGAAGCTCTCGATCTGGCGTGTGATGAATTACACAACCAGATTGCCACCTGTCCAGACGTGAATCTGTACGCAGAAGACATCAAAAGGCTTCGGGAGCATCAACGGGAACTCACTGAACTGAAAGCCAGAATTTATGTGAATCAGCCTTCGGGACTCCCACCCGTTGACTGGGAGGGATACTACACCCGGAAGGGTGGTACCCGTTGGTTCTGGTGTGTCGTTGTGGCTCACGACCAGGGCAAGGCGGTGATCCGTACCAAGTCAGGTCATTATCACGCACACAGTCCGGACGAGTTTGAATTCAGCAAGGAACCGGAGGGTTATCGGGTATGAGCGACCTGAAGCATCAGACATTGGAGCAATTGCGGGAGAGTAAGCAGCGTTATGAACGCAGTATTTCCTATTTTGAATCCGAAGCAAATAACCAACGGGAACGCTTGAAGTGGATCAATCATTACCTGCATGCGAAGACCCCTCAAGAACTGACCATGCAGGAGATTGAACACCGTCTGGGTCACAAAGTCATTATCAAGGAGGACTGAGTGATGGTCAGAAACACCACCGAGGTGAAGAACCACGACGTTCGCCAGTTGGACCAGATCATCAAGCGGTTGTCGATTCTGAGAGACGGTATTGAGAAAGGACTGATCCACGTGCACAAAGGCGGACTGACCATTTCCGAGCAGACTGAAACAGTCGAGTCGGATTGCATTGAGGGTCAGGTTCACCTGGTGCCGGGTAAGCGAACGTGGCGAATCAGTGGTGATCTGGTGCTGTGTAACCAGGAGAAGGAGAACACCGATGAAACTCATTGACTGGATAGCCGACGGCCTCAACCGCTGGCGGAAACGAATCGAGAACATGCAATACAACGACGGTGTCACCTGGGCATACTTAGCCTACTATGACAGCGGGTGGAGCCTGGAAGAAGTGGAGAACCAGTCACACCCGTTCGGCGGTGGGCCGCGTAATGCGTTTGAGCGCGGGGTACTTCAAGCCGTCCGCACCATCGAGACTCAACTGGCTGCGAGGAACCTCCGCACCAACCAGAATGGTGAGCCGGTGGATGTGCCGTTCTTCATTCACCCGAGTAACATTCACCCGGGTAACATCTGGTCGGAGGACGCGCCTTATCAATGCGACGATTGTGAGGACACTGGTGTGATCTATGAAGGTGGGATGAGTATGAACCCTGAAGTGGATAATCAGGTGCAGTGTCCTACCTGTAAATGACTGAGAATGGAAAGAAAGGAAATTTCACACTGCACCATTAGTGTACCATTTGATTTCAGACCACTCTGAATCCCTTGTCCCACAAGCCCTGACGTTCTCTGTAGTTACTATCCATCATGGGGGCGACGCAGAAGCGACGGGACAGGGCCTTGGTGGTGGCTTGTTCAGAAGTCATCGTATTCCGGATACAGAAAAATTCGGAGTGGAGTCTAACACGAAATATTATCAGCCCTGCCTCCGTAGTA